TGACTTGACGGGCAATCGCTTTTATTTGCTCGATTTCATCGGGTTTGAATTTTCTTGCCATTATACAAACCTTTCAAAGCGGCGGTTACCCGCCGCGCAGAGTTATTATTCAATTACGCCAGTGCGGTAGCACTTCTGTTGCCTGAGTAACGAGGTTCGAGAATTGCAACTGCATAGCAAATACCGGCAGAATCGGCGGCCACCGTCAGCGTAAGCCAAGGTTCGCCATCGGTCATTGCGGCAGCATCGACCTCAACTACCAGGAACTTGTTACTTGCCGCAGACAGCGGAACCGTAGTGTCGGTATCTGTCCATGCAGCGAGAACATCGCACGATGATGCGCTACCGGCAACAGCCGTACCGATTACCGCTCCACCTGCAGCGTATTTTGTCGAAACTGCAGTTGTTTTCGCCCCGTTGGTTGCACCGCTCTTAGGGGTAATCGTGATATCGGTTGTCACTGCACCGAACATAAATATGATCGTTGCCTTGTGATAGTTTTTCATGTTTATACTGTCACAATCAGCACCTGTGCTGACATTTGAGCTGTTAAGCAGCGGAACTATTTTTTTGTCTTCTGCAATCATTTTCTTTCTCCTTTGTTGGTTATTCGGCCACGGTTAAGGGGCCATCAGTTCAATTACGACCGAGTGTCAAGCGTGATAAAGTGCGACTGAGTATTGCTGCCCTTGTACGGGGTAAGTGCAGAGGCACGCCACGGCTGACCATCCATACGGAGGACAAACCGGAGAACGCTTTCATCGTACAGAAACCGTACATGGATACTCATATCCTGCTGCAGACCACCCTTTTCTGCCATCAGGTAACCATCACGGAAGTTTGCAAGGATAATATCTCCCTGAGTTCCGAGGGTCGCACATTGTTCGATTGCATACGCCGGGAGTCCCATCAAACGACCGTAAGGGCTTGCGCTCAGGCCACCAGGGGGCATATAGATCGGGGTTCCACCGGTACCTACTGCTGCGCTCATCAGAAACAGTTGCGGCTCGATATCCTGGTTGTAGTACCATGCGTAATTTGCAGTTTGTGCGGCAAAACGACGCGAGTACATTTTCACGATATTCTCGGCAACTATTGTCGCTGCACCCTGTCCAGTTTCTTTAGCAACACTGACAAGGCAACCGGCATTCATAATACCGAGAGCCATCCCTGCTCCAGTACCGTTGATGATATCGTCCTGAATCTGGAAGTTGAAAGCAGACTGAAAAGCGGAACTTACCCGGGTTTCCATTGCCGGGGCATCCATAATAAGCTCATCTGTCAGGTAACACATACCGATAAGCTTTTTAAGTGACAACTCAACTTTACGGAACTTCGGTTTACTTGCAGTCTTCAGTCCGGCCTCTTCATCATGGTAGACAATGATTCCACCTGCAGTACTCGAAGCGCGGGAAGTTTCATCGAAACCGTTAACCTTGATACTGTTCGAATTTGCCGAAATCGGGAGCTTTTCGCACTGACCTGCAATCAGGCCGTTTCCGAAAAGGTCTTCATACAGTTTCGTGGTAAGATCCTGCTGAATGAGGAACCCACCATCAGAACCTACCGTCTCGTTAAGTCCTGAAGCAGCATTGTAAAGTCTCGGGTCAACAACGCCGCCCGGTTTCCCTGCGTTGATAATTGATCCAAGCTGTTCACCAAGACTGGCGAAACGGTCGCGGTTTTTGTCGTTTTTTACCCTCACATCGGAATTTTTCGGCACCGTTACGGCATCTTCGGGTGATGCAATAGCGTCGGCAATACGAAGTTCGCGTTCGCGTACCTTGATTTCGCTGGTGATTTCCTCGACCTTATCAAGCAAATCATGCTTGAGGTTCTTTTCTGCATCGTTGAGGCCGCGATTCTCGCTTGTTGCCTTTGCGTCAATATCAGCCGACGCTTTCATCAAAGCTTTCAGATCGTCTTTGAGCTGAGTAATGGTTTTCATACAGTTTGCTCCTTTTGGATTATTTGTTTTGTTTTTGACAGTAATTCAACAACCGGATCGACCAGTTTTTGGGCCTCTAAAACATGGTCAACGGTGCCGACAACTTTTGCTTGTGGCTCATTACCAGCGTCTCGCTGATCGGCACCGACATCGGTTTGTGCGTCTCGCACATCTGGATTGTCCGGTTCGTTCCGGGCGTCTCGCTCGTCACGAAAAACCTTTGCCACTATATTTTTTGCACGATTACGGGAATAACCGGCATCTCGCAGGTCTTTTTCCAAATCGCGTTCGTTGATTTCTTTTTCATCGCCTGAATTTACCTTATTTTTAAACTTCATTTTTTCTGGAACGTTGTTATATATTGACAAATCGTATTTGTTTTCAACCGGATCGCCATCGTATACCCGATCAACAAGGCCGATGTCAAGCGCCTCTTGCGCGGTAAACCACGTTTCTTTGTTCATATAGTCAAGGAAATCTTGCGCCTCTTTTCCGGTTTTTTTGGCGTAATCGTTCGCAATAGCCTGATTTATTTTGCCATGAAGATCAATTTCCTTATCGATTGATTCTTTTACCTTTTCTAGATCGGTGACATTGAAATAACCGTATAGGTCAAGGAACGATAAGGCATTGTGAATCATTAGGAACCCACCATCAACAATCTCAATTTCACCGGCACCCATAATAAGAAACGATGCTGCGGAAGCGGCAAGCCCATCTACATGGGCAATAACCTTTGATTTGTGCTGCATTATTGCGGTTTTCATCGCCCGCGCCGTGAAAATATCTCCGCCACCCGAATCAACACGAAGATGGATTGTTTTTGCT